TACCTTTTTGACTAGAACAAGATATCAACAAGACGATATGGTAAAGTATGATATGAGACGTCCAATGAGGTCTATGAAAGATATGGAAAAAATTGCTATGGAACAAAGAATCAAGCAACAAAAAGCACAACAGCTACAACAAAAACAACTTCAACAACAAGCACAACTACAACAACAACAAAAACAACTTCAACAACAAGCACAACTACAACAATATAAGAATGCGCAACCTGTAAAGAGAGTTACTTTTGAAGAACAGACACCACAAATACAACCACCACAACTACAACAAAGAAGACCAAACTTTGTTCCTAACCCTAATTACCCTATTCCCAACCAACAACAAGCGATACAAACCCCGAATATAAATCCAAACTATTACAAGTCCGCGAGTTATATTTTTTCGGCGGAATATGCTCAAAAGGTTGGACAGAAAGCAAGAGCAACAACAAGTGCTAATATTGGACTAGGAGGTATTATTGGAGCGGGTCCTAGAAGATAAAAAAATAAAATAGTTTTGTAATTATTGTATTTTTTACAATGTTTATAATTTTTATAGTTTTTACAATGTTTATAGTTTTTATAGTTTTTATAGTTTTATAATTTATAACATTAAGAATTTATAGATAAATATAATAATACAAACTGGCAAATGTGGTAACAATATACTAATAATCAACGACCTGTACGAAAATCTAAACAAATGTATGACTAGTCTTCGTCTATATTCCTCTGTGAATATATTCTCGTGTTGTGTAGGTGTAGGAAAGAACATAAACGCCAAACAAAGTGCTACCTGTAAGTTCATTATACGTGTTATCCTTGTTATCTCATAATTTTGCATCATTTTTGAGATATATTTTTTGAACCCAATAAATGTTTTGATAATATGAACGAATGCTGTTACTACAACTGTATAATAAAAAGCAAGTATTATAAGACTGGATACTATTTGTTGTTTAAAATAATTTTCATCTATTAAATTTTCAAGTACCTGGGTAGCATTTATATTAAACTCTGTATCCATATCCATATTGAAACTTGGTTTTTTAAAAGATTATAAAAGATTTTAAAAACTTTGCGTGTTTATATATTTGTATGTATATCAAGAGTTATAAACACAGATAGCAATATCAATTTTTATAATAATATACCTTTTATTTTATAACTTTACATTATAAGCATATATCATTTATAAGTTTGGTTCTTGAATCGACTACCTCTTTTGTTGCCGTTTTTCCTCCAAATGTTACTTGCCCCGGATGTATTCTATAAAGAACCAATACGTCTGGTAAATTGTATATATATCCAAACCTTTTCATTAGTTTCAGTTCCAACTCCAAGTCCTCAAATACAGAGCGTTCTTTATTATAGTTTCCAACTTCCAACACTGCACTTTTGCGCAAACAAACCGACGGGTTATTCATAAACCAATGAGACCTCTTTCCCGGTTCTGTTTGTTTATACTGACTCCATTCTATTTTATTTGGATGATTTGTTTGACCAGAAAAGAATTTTTCTTTTTCATTTTCTGTTTTAGTGGTAAACATCACAACATTTGAACCACATATTACACATCCAGGATTTTTAAACATAAACTCCAACTGTTTCAACATACGTTCTTCAACCATAATGTCGTCCGAATCCATACGAAAAACAATATCATTGGAACATAGTTCCATCCCTTTGTTTGCGCTGTAACCTATACCATAATTTTTATCCAGTTCTTTATAAACAAGTTTAGTGAACCTTGTATTTTTCACAAACTCTTTTAATAATTTATTCAACACTTCGGTGTTTTCTTTTGTAGAACCGTCATTTACCCAAACTAGTTCTATTCCAAAGTATCCTTGTTGGTGTTTTATAGATTCCAAACATTCTTCCAAGTATTCACGCGGTGTATTATAACTACAAACAAGAACAGAAACCCAAAAGGAAGGAACCATGTACTCGCCTGGCAAACATATTTGATTCATTACCTCATAGTTTTGCTTTGTGGAACCCCATTCCTGATAAGAGTAAACCTTGCTATGTCCTCTGTATGTAAGTCCTGAATGATGTACTGGTAAAAAATAATAACTTGGATAAATCTTTATATACTTAAAATTTCCAGTTTTCAACATTCTTGTAAGTAGTCCTGGTCCAACTGTTTTCCAAGCGCGGTTACCAGTCCTTTCCACAGAAACATCATTGGATAAAATCCAGTCAATCGCTGCACGACAAAGAGGATGTCTTGGTGGAAAAGCCATTGTCCCAGTTGCCACTAACCCTTTACGAACATTCTCATTCTCGTATCCAGCAAATCCATTTGGTGCTTCCAAAAGCAAATCGTCAAACGGTTCAATACAAATTGAGTCCGCATCCAAAAAAATACCTCCATAGTGATATAATATCTCCCATCGTATGATATCAGCCTTTCCATTTATTTCACTCATATCATTTATTTGTTTAATACAAGCTAGTTGAAGACCTCTTTTAGTTATTTCTTCTTCATTCCAAAAAATATACTCATATTCTGTATGAGGATGTTTCTGTTTCCATGTATCCATAAACTTCGTTGGAGCAGGTTTGTTTCCTATCCATATTTGATGAATGATTTTTGGTATATTTGTGACCTTTGGTATATTCGTGACCTTTGGTATATTTGCGTCCCTTCTATCCGTATCCATTAGATAATAGAATATAAGTAACAAATACTTAAATACTAATTCATATAATATAAATATACATATCAATATGAATATGATTTTTAAAGATATTCAACATGTGTTATATATCAATCTTGATAAAAGAGATGATAGAAACAGGCATATTTTGAACCAACTAGCATTAGTAGGTCTTGATAAAAAAGCACAACGGGTAAAGGCAGTAGAACTTGAAAATGGAGCATTGGGTTGTAGTATGTCCCATTTAAAATGTATTGAAATGGCGAAAAAGAATGGATGGCCTCATGTTCTTGTATGTGAAGATGACGTGTCATTTTTATATCCAAATGTTCTCAAGTTACAATTTGATGGTTGTATGGAAGAGTTAGCCAAACAAGGTCCAAACTCCTGGGATGTGATACTTTTGGCAGGAAACAATATGATGCCTTATAAACCAGTAAACGATACTTGTATTCAAGTAACCCATTGTCTGACCACTACTTGTTATTTAGTAAGAAGTGAATACTACGATACACTCATCCAAAATTATAAAGAAGGAATCAACCTGTTTATGAAAAACCCTGAAAATAAAAAAGAGTATGCAATTGACAAATACTGGTTAAGTCTACAAGAGAATGACAAATGGTTTTTGATTACTCCTCTTACAGTCGTTCAACGCGAAGACTATAGTGATATTGAGAAAAAAAACACTAACTTCAAAGACTATTTTTTAAACTACAAAAAGTGTTATAAAAAATAGGTCGCATAGGAAACTAATAAAATAAAAATCAACTAATAAAAATTAACTATATTCTTCATTTCTTTTTGAAAATCCATATAAGCAAAGCGGTTACAAACGGTGGAAGCTTTATAATGTTTATTTAAATTTCCAACAGTTGAATAAACAATTTTACAATATTTACAACTAGTTTTATTATCATTCGAAGTGAACTTCATTTTTATATTATCAATGTATTCAACAAAAGACACAGTTGGTTCAATCTCTTTTGGTTTTTCTTTTTCCAAAGTTAACCACTTTTGACAAACTGGACTTCTTTCGAGATGTCGTTTTAATGAACTGTTTGTTGAAAAATTCTTACAACATCCATCACATACTACTTGTTTGTTATCTTTTTCTGTTATCTCATCAGTTTGTTCTTCCGGTTTCTTATCATTTTGTTCTACTATTTTATCATCACCATAAATAAGATTTGAATCTTTGTTTGGAGTAATGTTATCATAAATGAATGGTTCATAAACAGTGTATATTTCAGTATCCATAATCAGTTTGTAATAGTATAAATTAAGAGAATATTTTTTTTCTTGATTTTTACCGCAAAGGAAGAATTATTCCTAAATGGTTCTCCAACCAAAATGGAAGAAATATTCCATAGAACCATTTAGGAAGAATTCTTCCTTTGCGGTAAAATCCCAATTTTTTTTGTATTACTATATATTATAATATTACAAAATGAATATGTACAGTAGCAAACACAGCGAATTTGAACCTATGCCTCCAACACAAACATACCATATCATATGGAATTTGTTGCTTGCAGACAAACAAATGAAACTAACACCAGAAGTGTTAGAAAACGAAAAAATATGTCATATTGTTGCTATTCTACCTCATGAAAGCGACTTTTTAAAATTGAATGAAGAAATACCATCGTTTCCATATACGGTTTTGGAATATGGTGATAAACACGACACGAATATTGATAAGGAAAAGTTTCACAAGTGCGGTGAGTTTATAGATTCGATGGCAAAAAGAGAAGGCAGAAGAAATGTCCTTGTATTTTGTAATAACGGATATCAACGTTCCATACCATTTTTGGTATATTATTTGACAACTTTTCATAGTAACGAAGTTCCTACTATTGAAAAAGCATTGGGTATTATCTTATCACAAGTAGATAAGAATAACTACATGGAAATTTTACCAAAGATGGTAGAGAGTGTAACCCAACTTCTTGTCGGGAACCAAGATGTTTGTGAAAAATAAAAAAAAAGTAATTAAATTTATACATTTTTTTTATTTTTTGTTTTTTATTTTTATTTAAACCAACACAAAATCTATAATACTCTCAAGTAAATTTTCACTAACTACATTATCATTCATCTTGAATACATTTTTCTCGCCATTTTCAGATAGAAATGTATATATCATTCCTTTATGATACTCATCACATAACCACAAGTATTCCGAAGACATGTTATTTTCTCCATCACGACTTCTCTTTATAACTCTTCCAGTACATATAACAGGGCTTGTCGTTAAATACAATATTTTATTCACATTATAGTCACCAGAGAATGTATTATACCATTTATTATAAACGTTATAATCTAATTTGCTTATATGTTTGTTATCATACAACATCTTACAAAATACCTCCTTGTCTGTGAGTAAACTTCTTTCCGTAATAATGACCAACTTTTGTTTGGTTCCATTTTTTCGGAAATTATCTACTGTTTTTTTAATCAATGAAAGTCTCGATAAATATACCGTCATTTGGAAGGAGAATGCATATTTTTTTGTGTCTTCATAAAACTTTTCCAAAATAGGGACACCTTTTTCATCACAAACATCCGACCATTCATCTACAGGTTCTAACAAGAAAGCGAATTCAATATCAGGACATTTTTTTTCAAATATTTCTTTTTTTTCTATAAGTTGTTTCATTAGTGTTGATTTACCAGAACCAATATTTCCATCTAAAGAGACGATTTGAATAGCAGAGTTGGCGTTAGAAGACATTTTTTTAATTTATGTATGTGTACTTTTATATATGTATGCTTTTGTATGTATGCTCTTATATTCGATAGACAACTATGTGTCAATTTTTATAAAGAATATTTAAAAATCTATATATTTTCTATTTCTTTTCTTTATAATTCTTTATAAAAATTGATTTAAATAAATCAAAATAAAGACATCTCATAATAATTATATTACACATATAACACGCTTTTAATAAACAAACCGATTATGGATTTGAATCAAAGAAAACTAAGTAAATCAGAATGGGAATCAATTGAGGTACCTGTATCTCAAACAGAAAAGAGTATTCTTCAAGTGATTATTCAAGGTTACAACGATGTAAACCTTCGTATCAATCACTATAACTCTATGTTCACCTTTTTGAAAATAGAGTACAGTGAACAAATTGAAGATTATATTTATAACAAGTATTTTGAAGAAAATATAAAAAAAATGTGGAATGAGTACAGTGGTGCAGTAGTAAAAGATACAAAGGATAATCATCCATTTGGATTAAATGTAACATCAAAACCAACAATCAAAAAAGCAGATATTATTCGTATTGAACAAAACAACGACTCTACATTGAAGAAAAATGATATATATGAATATGTACTACTTTCTAACTGTGAACAAATCGTTATCAACTATCGTTTAAAGAAAGATGAATGGCAACG